GCCGAAGCTGACGTTACGGATGATTCCATCCTTGATCAGCTCCTGCATCTCGCGACCTAGTTCGTTATTCGCGAGTTTGACGCGTGCATAACCACGCTTATTTTTGATATATGCCTTCTGCACAACACCGACGATCTTGTCTGCGTCGTGTTGATACAACAGTGGGGCGCCATCATTCAGACGGCTGAGATCCATGGACTTTTCATCCATGTTCAGCACTTCCATGCCGTAGTAACGCTCAACAGGCGCTTCACTGGCAAATGGGAACTCCAGCGTGCGATCTTCGCCTTCAGAGCGGAATTCAGTAGCAAGCGAACGCTTGAGGGTTTCGCCTTCAAAAAAACGCAACGCAGCAATTTTGCGAAGTTCAGAGAACTTATGACCGACCAAAGTCTCGGTCTCTTTGTAACTACCTTCGCTGTCTTTGCGGTACACGCGAATCAAAGCGGCGGGATCTTCCTCGGATGCGTTAATGCTAAACGAAGAATCAGGAACACCAAGTACACCTTCGCGCATTACGTGCTCAACTTTGCCGCGTGCGGTGCCACCACTTGAATCCCATTCAACAAAATCACCAACCTTGACGCCATCGGGAGCAGCACGCTCTTCTTCACGCTCACCCGTGGCTTCTTCAAACATCATCGCATCAAAGTCGTGATCAGTGAGCCATTCACGAGCCTCGGCAGGCGTAAACCGATCAGCATCAAAACGAATCGCTTGCAGTTCAGAGGTGCCATCCTTGATTCCGTAGATGGCATCAATACCAGCGCCGAATTCATCATTGACGCGGCGGATGCTGTCGTACTGATCAGGATCAGTCAGGCGAGCAGCATGCTCATTGGGGTAGGGGCGACCATCGACGATCTCTTCGTTGATCTCCATGGCACGCTCTTGTGCTTTTTTAATGGCTTTGGATTTCATGTTGCTCCAAGACTGACCTGAATCGCCACCCCATGCCGCCCATGCTACGCGACCAGGCGAGGGATAGTCATCACCACCGGGGCGGAACCCTTTGCCCTGCTTGTCAACCTCATGGCGAGCAAACCATGCGGCCATCGTGATGACAGTCTCAGGACTCAGTTCGTCACCTGATAGGATCTGACTGGCACGCGTAGCAGCAACATCAGTGCCACCGGGGCGACCATCTTTCTTCCATGCGCGATAACGACGCGCTTCAGCCTTCATGCCTTCGGTTGGCATCAGGTCAATTGTCTTGTCGCCAACCTTTGCCATCAGTCGATGTCCTCAAGTTCAGGCTCTTCCTCATGTTCTACCGGATGTTCAGTAGGAGCAACAGGAACAGGTTGTGAGACACCGCTGTTTGAAACTTGTGACGGGTCAGTATCAAGGACAATGCCGTACTCATCAGCAACAGCAAGTTCATGCTGGCGTTGACGCATTTGATCCTCAAAGTCACCACCGTGCAGAGCAATCACCTGCGACAGCGTCATGATGCCTGAACGGATCAGTTCCTTGTACGCAGCGGCTTCCTTCTGCGGATCAACGAACTGAGCAGCGGGTGCAATCCACTTGGCTTCTTCGTAACGCTCAGGGTTGCTGTCGTAATTTGGCAGATCCAGAACGCCAGCCAACACTGCCATTTCAATCCACTTCTCGTAGACCTCTTCGCACAGCGCTTCGATCAGGTATTGCTGGAGGGTTTTGTAATGCGTTCTTGTTTCGAGCAGTTCCAGTCGTGAAGAGCTGTAGTTGCTTTGAGAGAAATCTGAGCTGACTTGCGTGTAAGAACAACCAATCCCAGCAGCCACAGCTCGCAGCATTTGCTGCACAAAAGGAGTGAATGCATCATCAGGGCGATTGGGCGTGAAGAACTGCATTTCTTCGCCGGGTGCCAATCGACGGATGCTGCCGGGTGAGAAGTCGAGGACAGACTCCTGATCAAACGTGCCATCTTCAAACAGCTCCTGATCCGGCGTCTTGACGAACGCCATCATGCTGCTGCTGGCGCGAGCGGCGACAATCTCCGCTTCTTCGTATCCAGACAAGTTGCGCAGGCGCATGATCGCCGTAGCAAACGCGCTAACACCACGCGTCTGGCCGGGGCGTTCAATCAAATACAAGTGAATGATGTCTTCAGCGGGAATGCGCACGCGGCGCTTCATTGCCTTGACGGCGTAAGCAAATTGGTAATCGCCAGGGTGGTAATCAAAGAAGTGATAGGCAACCGGGCGCCCCCACTTGTCAATCTCCACGCCCATTCGCACTTCATTGCCGTTCTTTTCGATGCCGCTGTAATCATCATCAAGAAGATCCGACTCGATGAGTTCCAGTCCAAGCGGCACCTTGCTGCCACCGAAAGGTTGCTTGACAAGACGGATGAAGACTTCACCGGATTCAAGGACAGAGGTGATGCTGAGGCGTTGGATGTCATACCAGCTCAGCTTGCCGCCAGTGTGGCAACGCTTGGCAGAAGTCCAGCGATCAAACTCCTCTTCAATGCGACGGTTGATCTCATCAGCAAGGCGCCCACCACGCTGCATGCGCACTTGAGCTTGCATTTTGATGCCGGTGCCCACCACGTTGTTGCGGACAGCACGAAGGGCGGACTTTGCAAAATCAGAATCACGCACCAATTGACGGGCGCGATTGCGAAGCATCCTGATGCTGCCTCGGATCTCGCTGTCAGCCGATGTCGCTTGACTGATCCAGTCAGAGGTGAGCCGGTTGTTCTGAGCGGCGGCATACGCACGCTTCAGGTAACTGTTCTTCTGCTGCGCTTCAGCCAATTGCTTCTGCAACGCGCCGGTGCGACCGAAACCGAAGATCGCCATTAACGGAACCTCACTTTGGCGAGACCGGGATTGCCGAGACCTTGACGGATTTTCTCAGCTTTCCGCTCCATTGCAATTTCAGCTTTCAAACTGTCTTGCAATTGAAGAAGTTCGGCCATCTTGTACCGCTTCAGGCTACGCCCGCCGATCTGATATTCCTGCACCATCCCGCCTTGAGCGAGCGTGCGAATCGCAGCCTCAACGTAAGACAGGTCAATCTCAGCACGAGAACGATCATCAAATGCACCGGGTGATCCGGCGTACTTGGCGCTTGCCTTGACGGTGAACTGACCACGACCAGCGGTGTACTGCAACGTGCTGTAGGTGGCAATCGCCTGCCAAGTCCACAAGCCAGCATCAAAGCCGGTGGTGGTCGAAGCTGGAACTGTCACTCGCCAACCAGTGCCTTCAGCAGTGCCAACAACAGTCGTGCCTTCACTTGCAGTATTCGTCCGTGCGTACCACGTGAGCGTGTATGTGCCACTGTCGATATTGGTTCCAATCGCATCCTTAAACGCAGGTACGTCAAAGATGACGGTGTCACCCGCGTAAATCAGGTTCGGGACAAGGATGCTCACCAGCTCGTCACGAATGAAGGATTGCTGCGCCGCGTCCGCCTTTGCGGTGGCCGATATGGTGAGTCTATCGGCTTGTCAGGCAATACGTCACTTGTATCAGCTTTTTTCACGCTCTTGCCAATACCTCGCTCAAATTGCTCAAAGATCGTGTTCCTGTTGAATCGCATGTACAGGAAGTGCAACGCCGCATAGCTGTAAACAAAACAGTCCAATGCTTCGTTGCGATCACCTGCCTTCTTCTTCCACTCACGAATCGCGAAACCCTTGACGTAGCGGACAACCTGACGTTCGGATGTGATTTGCTTGAAGTACTCCTGACCAGCCTCAGCATGGAAGTGAATGAAGCCTGCGCCAGGTTCGTTGTGCTTCAGCCGGCCAAACAACGTTGACTTGATCGTGTCAGATCCAACAGGGAATACCTCAGCCGAATTTTTCAATACTTGACCTTTGTAGTTAATATCCACCTTGGAAGGCTTCCCAATAGGCGGTTTGTTCCGCACCGACTGTCCTTTCAAAGCAAACACTCCTTTCCCTTTCCTGGATCTGGCATACGTGTACACCTCGGAGGTGTAGTGACCGCCAGAGTCCACCCCAATTGCTGAAACTTTCAGTCTTCCGCCTTCGGCATGCGGGTAATCCCTTAGCAAGAGGTCATCAACTTGTTCCCACAACTTTTGTCCGGCTGGATCGCCGTAAATCTCTGTGTGACTGATCAACCAGCACTCCTCACCAGCACCCCACGCGTAAAGACCAATAGCGACCCTGTTGTCCTGTACGTCAACGCCAGCGGTCAGGATCGAAGCGCCTTTCGGGACTTCACCGGCTGGATAGAACTCAGCACGTTCAGAAAGACCATCGGCACCAAGTTTTGCCCCCGTTTCTTCTTCCCAAGTCTCGCCCAAAATGGTATTGACGAACGTCTTCAACAACGGAGCATCGTTCTTCGCACGTAGAAATTCACCAACAATCTCTTCCCAGCTCTTCCATCCCAGCGGAGAGTACAAGGAGGACAAATGGAATCCAACCGTCCTTGCATCTTGGCTTGTGGCCGTCGCACGCCATTCACCCTTGCGAAGCATTTCGCTCTTGTAGTGCTCTGGTATGTGCGCCCCGCAAGCCTCGCAGACATACGCGGCAGTCTTTGGGTCACCGTCACGCCATTGCAAATTCTTCCACTGCAGCCATTGCATGTGATCGCAATGCGGGCATGGGACGAAGTAACGACGTTGATCCGACGCCAAATACTCCGCCTCAATGCGGCTCGTATCTTTTACCGTTGGTGTGGACGTAAGGATGATCTTCCGACGAGAAAAGGTTGACGCACGACGTTCAGCCAATGCACAAGGGTCGCCTTCACCGTCCACATCACTCGGAAAAGCATCAACCTCATCAAGAAGCACCCAGCGACAAGGAGCAGACCGCAACCCCGTAGCACTGTTGGCACCCGTAAGAAGAAGAATGCCACCGGGGAACTCCTTGCTGAACATCGTGTTGCCTGAATCGCGGCTTCGAGCAGGAGCGACCTTATCGGCAAGGCACGGTGTCTCATGAATCAGCGAATCAAGCCGCTGCTTTGACAATCTTTTAGCCATCTCAATCGTCGGCTGCACAAAAAGTGCTGGTCCGGGTGCATGCGCGATCATGTACCCCACAACGTTGTTGATCGCTTCTGTCTTGCCAAGCTGCGCCCCAGCCATGAACACCACCTTCTGCACGGCGGAATTGGCAGACATGCAGTCCATGATCTCCTTGAGGTAAGGAGTCCTTTCCGTTCGCCACGGTCCAGGCTCGGCTGATGCCTTGTTGGACAGCATCCTGTACAGATCCGCCCACTGACTCACAGACAGGTCAGGATCAGGGCGCAGACCATCGCGAAATGACTGCCGGTAGATCAGTGCCCCGTCACGCATCGGTCAACGTCTCCAGCGCCTTGCGGATCTCCTCGGTCAATGTCTGGTGGATGACAACAGGATCCGACTCCGCAGCCAACTGGTTGCTGACGCGATCAGGAATATTACCCAGAGCATCCCGTACAGCACGAGCAGCAGTGAAAGCCTCCCGCTGCACACGAGCAACTTCCACGAGTTGATCCTCTTTGACCTCCAGATCCAAGCGAGCCAGCTCCGCACGGAAATGCTCTGACTTCGCACGGCTTTCATTAAACGTGGGAATCTCAAGGTCTTCTGATTTGCGACGCGTGGGACTCGTTGAGACAAGCGGGTTGCCTTCGGTGTACGCCTTGACCGCTGCCTCCTTGTCCCATTCGATCTTGTGACGGACAACGGTGAAGCACCCGTCAAAACGTCCCTGCGTCTTCAATTGGCTGATGCGCCCGGTAGTCACACCAAGAGCTTCGGCCAGTTCTTTGGTATCGCATGTGGGCATAGCGAGAATTTAGCGCCAATAGCGGCGGATTAGACAAAACAAGCCTGCGCAGCACTTTTCGGGCATATAATGGTCAGCTTTTGCATTTTGAGTCTCATTTTGCGTCTCACTGGAGCTTGGGGAGACCCCCCTGCCGCTGACGCTAGCGATAGAAAGGGTCTCTCC